CGGACCAATCGCTTGGAGTGTCGGTGAGGGTTGCAGTTGTGATCTCACCCTGCTTGCCGTCCCATACGACACCCGGCTCCCACCCTGATGGGTAGGGCGCTTTTGGCTTTGTGGGTTCTTCAGCCGATTGAAGGTGAAGAAGTCGCTTGGCGGTTTCGTCGTAGTTCATTTACTCTTCCCCCGTGGAGCAGATGCACCGTCCGGTTCGATGCAGAGTGATGGTTTCTCGCGAAATCTTTACGCCTGCTTTTTGCAGTTCGATGAAGATTGCACGATGTGAAAGGTTTGAACCTAAAATCTGGTTCATTGCTAGTTGGAATTCTTCTGGGGATTCGGAGATGAACTTAGCGAAAGAGCACTGTCGTTCTTCTGCGGAACCCTTATGAAGCAACTTTCTGAGCGCGTCTGAAAGTTCACTTGTTGTTGTGGTGTCACTGGTGTTGCCACTCATGAGGTACTACGGTATCACCCGATGACGCGCAAGGCTAGTATCCGAGGTGACCGATGACCGGTGGGGCTGATCACGTTTTACGACAGCCGATCAAAATTGCAATTGATCTTGGTGGTACTGATCCAGATGCGATTCTTGAACAGGTGTTGTTGACTCTTTCGGCTTACGGGGTGATCGACTACCGGGGTGAGTCGATGGCTCTTTTGAGTGCGTCTGGTCGTGTTCTTGTTGACATTGTTCGTCATCCGGGCACGACGCTTCGTGAGGTTGCTTTGAGGCTTGGTACTACGGAATCCACGGTTGCAAAACAGATGACAAATCTTGTGCGGGAAAATTTGATACAGAGGACAAGAGTTGGAACCCGAAATAGGTACAAAACCAACGCCAAATCGCTGCTATCGCACCCTGATAGCGCGTCCTTCATCGAAGCCCTCATGATTACCGCTCAACAGTCCACCCCGGCTAATGGTGATAGCGCGCAAAACGGAGATTAACTTCCCCGTAAATAACAGCACCCCCCACCGAAATGATGAGGGGTGTGGCACGTCTGCCAAAGGATGGGCCGAAACTCAGGCACACAGAGCCTTCCGTCTTCAAACGCAGTCTAGTGACTTCGACTAATTATTGGCGAGTGCCTTCAACCAGCCCGGATTTCCAAATTTCAGCGGCAGACAAAAACGGCTTCAAATCCTTGATAGCCACATTGATGCAATCAGTCCAAAACTTCGTTCCGTTACTCGGATCAGTTTCACCGGCCTTCCAAACCTGACCGATTGATTGAAGGCGCTCCCTGCCCATACACCCGACGATCCAAGCCTCGGTAAACCGCCGAAGCCCTTGCTTGCCCCCACGAAACAAACTCACAAAGATGTACCAATCCACCGCCTGATGATCATGGTTGTAAAGAGGCACGGAACAGTCGTAGTGAGGAAGTGGCCTTACCGTTCGATCCTTGGTCTTTATTTCAACAATGCCTTTGTCGATAATACGCAAATCATGTGAAGTCTTGCTTTCCCGCTCAAACGGAACGTGGAGAGCAGAAAGGCACCACTCAGTCACGACCTCACCAAGAACACCGACTTCGTTTGCAGCCTCACCACGATGAGAACCACGAAGCACCGGCATTTCAGCAAGTCGCTTTTCCGCCTCTTGGTAAGCCGGTTCAGAAATCGGAATCTTCAACATTTGAGTCACCCGACGGCCGCGGCGCGTTCTTCTTCGTTCTCGCCACCCCAAAAACCGTTTTCACGGTTGATGCGACCCAATTCCCGACATTCAAAATTCACAGGACACGAAGCGCACATCGCACGGGCGGTTGCTTCACGACGAACCCGGCGTTCTGGACGTTCACCAGCGAGACCAAAGAAAAGGTTTGTTCGACCCTTGCACGAGGCATGATCCATCCATTCAGGTCGGGCAACTGCGAGCAACATAGATTTCATCTCAACTCCTCATCGGGAATGAGTCAGCCGAGAAATCTCTGCTTGGAGAGAGAGGTTCTCGGAACGAAGCATCATGATCTCCCTGTGAAGGTTCTCAATTTCCTCATAAGCAAGTTGAATCTGATTGTCGTCCGCTTCCTCAAGGAGTCGAAGTTCTTCGATTGCGTCGGCAGCATCGTCAAGGACTTCGGGGAAGATCATTACCCTCACTCCGTCCTGAGCAATCAGTTCGGCTAAAAACCTGAGGGTGTCAACAAGGTCTTCGTTGACTTCTTGAAAGTTTTCCTCTGTTGTCATGCTTCCCCCTTTTTGATGGCTTTTTTGAGTTCTTGTATTTCTTGATATTGCTGATGTCTCTGTTTTATGGCTTCATCCATGTACCTCTCGTATTGTTCGGATTGAATTTCGAAGTCATCGACTTCATTGGAAAGAAGCCGGATTTCAGTCATAAGAATTTCGACGGCACACTCTGGATGCCATTTCCAGCATCCGTCCGAATGTGTTCGGGTTCTTTCATCACCCCAAACAATGGCAATTCGACGCAAAAGGTCAAGGTCCATAAAACGCAGAACGGGGAAAGAGAAAGCGTTTGGAATTGCATCATCCAATTCCCTCTGCTCCTCATGTCTTTTGTTAGCCATGCTTTATTGCCTCAAGATGTGCAATGACATACGGAATGTTGTGCGCTACATGGAATTCTGAGGGGAAATGGGTTTGCAGTTGCAGAACTTCAAAATTGCATTGAATTTCTGGAACGAAACTCTTATAGAAGTCATCGGTGAAATACCAAAACGAATTTTCGTTGTAATAGGCAACGTGAGTTGGGTCTTGAAATGCCCCACGACCGTCACTTGATGGCGTATGTGTAAGGAGAGTCCCACCGTTTGCAAGCACCCGGTAAAACTCATTGAACAAGAAAATCTTGTCTTCAATATGCTCAATAAAATCAAAGGCTCGGATTAAACCAACAGACGAGTCTTCAAATGGAAGACCTTCGGTCACGTCGCAAACAATGTCAACACCTTCGGCCTCATGCATATCGACACCCAAATAGCCTTCGGGCTTTCCGTGGGCTGAACCCAAGTCGATCATCAGCAAAGAATGTTCCTCGGAAAAAGCCTTTGCCCTCTGCTCAATCAGCATTGTGTTCATTACTCAATGCCTCCTGAGTAGCAAGTGCACACGCACGAAGCAACGGAGCATAAGTGTCCACATACTTCACGAGTTCTTCCGCAACTGTCCGGTCAATAGAAATAGCGATCTTGTCAGACTTGTCAGTCATCCTTTTCCTCGGTTTGGTCGTAGTTAGTAAGTTGATCAAAAACTTCTAGCAGATAATCTTCAATAAGTCCAGAAAATCTTGTTTGGAATTTAAGCATTTCAAGTTGGACTAAATCACTAAATGCTCGCTCACTCTCCAAGCGAACCTCTCTGGGTTGCTGCCCACATGGAGAAAACGTCATCAGAGGTTGGGATTATCCAACACTGACAAACATCAAGATCATGAGTATCCCCAATGATCGTCCAAGCGATTTGAAGTTCACTACTCGGCTCGCATACCCCGACATTACACTCAAGCCCATAAACCCGCATGAACCAATCAACCATGCAACCCACAAACTTGTGACGGCATGGTGCTTCCGGGTCATTGGAATTCGGGCAATTGACTCCGAGGATTACCAGTTCAGATTTATTCAGTTCAAGCCAAATGACGTGTCCGTCATCATGCCAATGAACAGCATCATCAATAATCTGGTTCATCTTGACTTGTCTGACCGTTTCGGTTCTGAGCATCAACGAGGAGTTCCGAAAGACCTTTGTTGATCTCCTGTGCTTGACGGAGACCGAGTTTTGTTGTTTCCAGTTCCACCGTGAGTGCAGCAATCCTTTCGGAAAGAGCAACAATGATGTCTTGGGATTGAACCTGAATATCCATGACGACGATCCTAACCCTGTAATCAGACAGATGTCAACGGTCAGTGAAAGGTGAGGTTTGCTTCACTGTTCTTAGTGGGAAGTCGATCCCAGTCAAGGCCGGTTTCCGTCCAAATGAAATCGTCAATGCCGAGTTCGACAAAGCGATTATGAATTCGTTCTTCGTAGGCGTTAGCGAAAAGTCTAACAAGTCGTTGAATCTCCTTGTTCCTTACACGCTGGGTATTGCTGCCTGTGGTGGAAAGGTGCTGAATGTAACCGAGTTTTTTTATATGAACCATCTGTGTTGTGAGAAAGGTCCGTATGCAGAGTTCGTAGTCGTCAGCGACGTGAACTTCAGGGCTGTGTCCGCCAGCAGCGAAGTACGCCTCGCGAGTCCATGCTCGGACATGGTTGGGCATCCCCACGATGTGACGAACCGTCTTGGCATTCACGGATGGGTAGTTCGCCACAGCGTATGTGTGACCTTTGTAATCCTCGTAGCGGTATGAGCCGAATCCAAATGCGTATCCATCGGGATATGTTGCGTTTTCGCCTGTTTCGAGAACTTCAGCACAGTCTGTGTAGGCGAAGCCCGCTTTGGGGAAAGTCTGAAATGCTTGGACTAGATCGCTGAGGCAGTTGACGGTCAGTTCGTCGTCGTGGTCAAGTTCTACAAAGATGTCTCCGCTTGCCAGCCCGCAGCACTTACGCTTTACTTCACCGATTCGCCCACACGGCTTGGAAGATTTGAAGACTTTAATTCTCCGGTCGGCATCAGCGAGTGCTGAAGCGATTTCAAATGTTGCCGTGTCGGGAGAATCGTCATAGATGATCCACTCCCAGTTGTCGTAAGACTGTTCGCATAAAGATTTGTATGGAACTAGGAGTCCGACACCAGTTTTGTAGGTCGGAGTGAAAACCGAAACAAGGGGAGTTTTTGGGAATCGCTTTTCGGTAACCGTACTGATGTAACTGCCGATAACGTGTTGCGCTACAAGTGACGGGTCTATGTCGGTTTCGTCATAGTGAAGCCAACGCCTACGAACCTCAATCGACTGATTATTCAGGTTTGGAAAATTAGCAATGTCACCGAAAGAGCAAACCACGTTGAAGTGGTGCTTTGCCAGTTCATACCCAATCTCGCCGTCATCGGAAAGTTGACGAGTTGAGAATCCGTCAGCCTCGTAAGTAGCAGTCCCCGGAAGGATCAACTCCTCGGCATTAAAGTCGTTTCCAATAAGCAGTACGGAGATAAGACCAGAATCCATGTGGTGACTCTAGGTCAGTAACTTCTACTTATCAATGGTCTCAAGTTCGATATTAAAATTCATTAGTTGCCTTCTTGGTGCTACCGTTATTAATAGTTCTAATTACTTCTTCGGCCTTGGCAACAGTCAGCGCCTTGAAGTCTTCCCTATCAAGAACTTTCCTGAACACGTCTTCAGTGTTGCCACCGCTAAGAATCGCATATGTTTGAATGAGCGCATTGTTCAGATCATTAATCTCAGACATCATGTCGGAGATTATTTTAGGAATCTTTGTCATTGAGCGCTCGTTTGCAGGCTTCTACAAACACATCCCAGTCGTATTTATCTCCAAAAGCCGAGTATGCGGCGATGGTTGAGATTACTTCTCGGGGCAGTTCAATGGTGATCGTGTCTTGCTTCATCAGGCTCTCCAGTTTCTAAAATGTCTCGGTTGTTATGGATCAGCATAACCCCATCAGTGTTATCCCATTTTGGGGGAATGTTCCCCTCAATGTGGGAGTTGGGGTCATCAAATACAGGGTCAGGCTTTAAGTTTACATCGTTAGTTACAAATGTGCTAATGATGAATTTATCCCCTGATATGGGGACTAATCCAGCGTGTCTAAATGTCCAAGTGGCTGGAAATACCAGCACACGGCCTTTCTTGGCAGAAACTGTTATTTCCCAGTCAACAAATTCTGTTTCCCCACCCACTTCGACATCGTTCAAATAAATAACTAAAGCCAAAATACGGTTGTTGTCCCCCAAAGACCAAGGAACAGAATCGACATGAGTGCGATAATATCCGAGGTTTTGATGATATCTCTGTAACTGATATCCCGAATCTTTGAGATATATAGCCTTATGTAAAGTGTCGATCTTCTCAACATAATGGGCAAGAACCCCAGTAAGTGATGTATGCACCTCATAATCCAACTGGGCAAGGCTTCGGTGCCACCAATCTGATGGGGCATCTTCCGTCCTGACATCTACGGAACATTTTACGTCAGACATAATTCCGCTAATGGTTCTGCCGGGGGTAAAAGCCTGTTCATTAGCAATAAAGTCAGATGACAGCCTGTCACACACATCTGCCGGTATGGCATCATCATATACGGCGACGTATTTCTGTCTTCCTAACGGATAATACACCTCAAGCATTGGAGCCTCATTGAGTTATGGATACTGGAAATCCGTATCCTATAGGGCTATCAACGATCTTGTCGTGAAGCCAATATGATAATTCATCGGTCATATCGGGAGGAGTGGTGCGCTCTCTAGCGTTAGTGCTACCACTTAGATATTTCACTACAAACTGATCAGGCACCTCGGAGCGAATCCACTCTTCCAGTTCTGCTGGAACATCAAGTTCAGTAAGTAGAAGGTCTGCCGTGATCGCTGGTGCAATGTCTACACCCAAAAGGATACGAGCGTCTCTCCACTCAAACATAAGTTTGAGTAATTCTTGGAGCGTTCTTGCCTCTACATTCCAGTGAGATACTACGAATAAATCATCAGCATCTTTATCGTGCGATTCAATATATGAAATGTATCCATGTGGCAGTAGCGAGATTACAGGACAACTCATTCGGAGCGAAGGAAACCCAACGCCATTCTCGCACATAATGCCGTATACAGGATTTGGGTCCAGTTTTCCGCAAGAGCAATTACCTTCTTCGTCTGGCGTGTGGAAGTTCATTGGGCCTATGACTCCCCCGTCACATCTACCCTTCTCATTCCACTCTAAAGGGATGAATTGTGCTGAAGCAAACCCGAACATACCATTTTGGTCTGTGCCGTTAACCGTCTTAGCGAAATAGCCAACAGCGCCCAAGTGATTAGGTTCGTCTTTGAGAAGAATCTTAGGACGTTCTGCTACTGGAAATCGTTCGATTTCATCGTTCACGTTTGCATCCCCTTTACAGATATCTGATGATGTAGTAAATCTCAACTACATCCACGTTGTGGCTGTGGTTAACACTGTTGTTTCCAGCATTGGAAGTAATCGTGTGGCTGTGGTTAGCGCTTTCGTTACCGGCGTTAGATGTGATGCCGTGGGTGTGGTTCTCAGATATGCCAGCGGTAGTACCTGAAACGCCATGGAAGTGGTTAACAGTAATACCTGAAGTGGTTTTTGCGCTGTTGCCACCGAAGTAGTTGTGGGCATGGTCAGCGCTTACGTTTCCTGTGTTAGCAGTAAAAGCATGAACATGGTTAGCACTTTCATTACCCGAATTAGAAGTAATGGCGTGATTATGATTAGCGGTCTGATTACCAGCATTAGAGGTGATTGTGTGGTTGTGATTAGCACTCTGACTAGAAGTTGGGGTTGCCTTAGGTACAGTCGGGGTCGCTCCAGCAGCAATACCTAGGGCAACCCTTGTAGTGAAGTTGGGAAGATTGAAAGTACCGGCCCCTGATCCATACCGAGTTCCAATAACTGCATACAAGGCAGCATAGGTTCCGGTGGTGGACAGAGATGCACCGTTACAAAGAACCCAGCCACTAGGTAAGGACGTGAATGCGGGGTCCGTACCACCTGTGGCAGCACCAGACCACATGACGACACTTCCAATTGGGGCGACACCAGTAACACCCTGTGCGCCTTGCACACCCTGCGTACCTTGAACACCTTGAGTGCCCTGAACGCCCTGTGCACCGATAGCACCTTGAGTGCCCTGAACGCCCTGTGGCCCTTGAACTCCCTGCGGCCCTTGAACTCCCTGCGTCCCCTGTGCGCCAGTTGCACCTTGTGCGCCAGTTGCGCCTTGGACTCCCTGAACACCCTGATTACCCTGCGCGCCAGTGGCACCTTGAGTACCTTGAGTACCTTGAGCGCCAGTGGAACCCTGTGAACCCTGCGAACCCGTTGCGCCCTGTGCGCCTTGAGAACCAGTTGCACCCTGATGTCCCTGTGACCCTTGCGTACCCTGATGCCCTTGATCTCCTTGAGCGCCAGTGGAACCTTGAACACCCTGCGAACCTTGAGGGCCTTGAGAACCAGTTGCTCCTTGTGATCCTTGGTCCCCCTGATGACCCTGACTTCCTTGTGATCCTTGATCACCTTCTGGTCCTTGTGCACCGGTTGAACCTTGTGAGCCTTGCGAACCAGTTGCGCCCTGTGGACCCTGAGAGCCAGTTGAACCTTGAGCGCCAGTATCCCCCTGTGATCCCTGATCACCTTGTGCGCCCGTTGATCCTTGCGCGCCAGTTGAACCCTGCGCGCCTTGAACTCCTTGGTTTCCTTGTGGACCTTGAGAACCTGTTGATCCTTGCGCGCCAGTTGAACCCTGCGCGCCAGTCCCACCTTGAGCACCTTGTGGACCAACAGCACCATCAAGGTTGATGGTCCACGATGAGTAAGTTCCGCTGCCAACATTCGAAGTTATGTCAACTGAAAGCGCACCCGTACCCGAGTTGTACGAAATGATTTCGCCATTCATGTGGTTGCTCTCGTCATATGCAATGACGATGGTTTGAGCAGCCGAATAAGCAAGGCCAGTGCCAACCGTTAAGTTGAGCGTTCCGCTGTTGACAATCGTGAGTGATGTTGAAGACGTGGTGGAGTATTTGTCGCCAGCAGTTCCTTGGGAACCTTGTGCGCCGGTCGAACCCTGCGCTCCCTGAACACCCTGCGAACCTTGAGGGCCTTGCGCTCCAGTTACACCCTGAGCACCTTGATTGCCAGATCGAACAAATGCAATCTGGCGTGGAGCGGCATCAGCAGGAAGGTTTGTTCCAGATGTCCATGTAACCGGAACAGTTCGATCCGATCCGTTATCAGTGATTGCACCTGTAATACGAAATGTTACAGCGGCACCACCATTTGTATTTGCAACGTAAAGTACGCCACGATCACTTGAAGTTGTTGAATCGTCCCAAGTGTCAAGGATCGTTGCACGACTGATGCTGTCACCGTCAGTTTCACTAATGTAAATAGCGGTAACGCTAGAAACAGTCGCTGAGTTGTATCGGAAAGTGCCAGACGCTGCACCACTCGTGGTCGTCGTGCTGAAGTTCCAAGGCATTCCGGCATTACGACCGCTGTCACCCTGAGCGCCTTGAACACCTTGAGTACCTTGAGTACCTTGAGCGCCAGTGGAACCCTGTGAACCCTGCGAACCCTGTATGCCTTCTGGTCCTTGCGAACCGGTCGTACCTTGATGGCCTTGTGGGCCTTGTGCGCCTTGATGACCTTGGTCGCCTTGCGCTCCGGTTGAGCCTTGAACACCTTGATTGCCCTGTGGACCTTGAGAGCCAGTGGCACCCTGTGTTCCCTGATCCCCTTGATGACCTTGTGCTCCCTGCGAACCTTGATCACCTTCTGGTCCTTGTGCACCAGTTACGCCCTGATCTCCTTGTGCACCCGTTGCGCCCTGCGGACCTTGAGAACCAGTCGAACCCTGAGAGCCGATGTCACCCTGCGGACCTTGTGCTCCCTGCGAACCTTGATCGCCAACCGCACCCTGAGCACCCTGAGCGCCCTGCGCTCCAGTCGAACCCTGTGCCCCCTGAAAACCTTGATCGCCTTGAGTGCCTTGTGCGCCGGTAAAGCCTTGATCGCCTTGCGCTCCAGTTAGACCTTGCGCTCCAGTTGCACCTTGGTCGCCCTGCGGTCCAGTAGAACCCTGAGAACCAGTTTCACCCTGTGAACCTTGAGAGCCAGTAATACCTTGTGAACCCTCGTTGCCCTGCGGGCCTTCAACGCCTTGTGGTCCTGTAGAACCCTGAACGCCTTCTGCACCTTGTGTGCCTGTAGCGCCCTGTGCACCCTGATCTCCCTGCGGACCTTGTGGGCCAGAGTCTGGCGGCACATTAAGCCAGTTGCCAGAAGTCGTGTCATAAGAAAGAACTTCACCATCAGCGATGTCAGTTAGAACAATGTCACTAATATTTGAAATCGCTAGGTCGTCTGAAACGAATTTTGTTCCGTTGTGGATGAAGACTTGACCGTCGCTTGCTCCAACTGGATCAACGTCCACCCCGCCAACGGTGATAACACCTTGAACACCAAAATCGCCAGAGGAAAAGATTTTTCCAGCCTCGGAACGTTCAAGGTAAACGTCTCCAGCATCAGCGCCATCACTCCAAGTAATCCGTCCTCCGGCATCAATTCGGACACGCGCAACTGAGTCGCCGGTAACACGAATTGAAATTGCTTCGGAGCCGGAACTCGCCAATTCGTTTGACGTAATCCCGCTTAGGAACTTGGGCATGGGCCTCGGCCTTTACCTCAACGATGCAAGCCCCTCGGGGTTTGATCGCATTCAGTTGTCGTTAACCAATGACTACAACTCGGTATTCGTTGGTTGCTGGTGCTGTGCTGAACGACAGTGTAACCGTATTTGCCGTCGCATGGGAGATATCAGCATAAATCGCGTCGTATGGCGAGCCGACTTCATAAACGCTTATCACTACGTCACGAGTATTCATGTTGTGAGTGACAGTAAATGTGGTGTTTGTATTGTCACCAATCGTGAAAGCAAGTTTCTGAGGAAGAACAGCACTAGCAAGTTCAGCAGTCGCCCCAAGGTTTACGCGAGCAGCCTGAGCAGTGCTTGCACCCGTACCGCCATCCGCAACAGCAATGTCGGTGCCATTCCAAGTACCAGTCGTAATTGTTCCGAGCGTGGTAATTGTGTTTTGACCAGCATAAGTGCTTGCAATGTCAACAGTGTCGGAATTGACCGTAATGCGATCAGCAGTCCCACCAACATTGAGCGTATTGCCAGTCTTGGTAAGACCATCACCAGCAGTGATCTGTCCGGCACCAGAGAACTGTGAGAAGGAAAGGGCAGTGACCCCAACCGTAATCGCACCATTCGTACTAAGAACCCATCCCGAATCAGCGTTAGCCGTTCCCTCCTCTACGAAGGTGAACATTCCGGGGGTTACTTCAGCATCTTGATTAGCGTCTGTTGCCCGAGTCCACCCAGAAGCAGAAGCAACATAAATGCCATTTTCGGAACCGGTGCCCTGATTCTTTACGAGGACACGATTTCCGGCGACGACACTTACGCCATCAATGGTTTGTTCGCCCGAAAGGGTGATGTCGGCGGTTGTGGCGGCACGAACTGACTGCTTGACATCCAGCCCACTTCGCGAAGCGTCAACATAAGCCTTTGTTGCAGCGTCCTGATCACTTGTAGGATCAGAAAGATTCGTGATCTTGTTGTTATTGAGCGAAACAGAAGCAGTGGGATTAGCCATCTGGTCCAGACGACTTGTTCTAACCTGAGTATCAAAGTCGCTGATCGTTGAAGCAGTCTGCGTACCAGTGTGGTTGGCGCGAGCAAGTGGATCGGTCGCGAGTTTACTTAAGGCAATTGCGGCAGTTGCTGAAATATCAGCATTAGTAAAAAGACCCGACGCATAACGCCACGCACTACCGTCGTAAACCTTTAGGCGACCATCGGCGGTGTTAAAATAAACCTGACCGGCAGTAGGGCTTGCCGGATCGCTGGCAAGGTTTTGAATCTTTGCAGCCTTGAGTTCGTTCTTGGCAAGATCAATGTCTGAACCATCAAGAACGATGTCGCTTAGGAACTTAGGCATTTTTCAACCTCACGAAATGTAAACTTTGCCGCTTACGGGGATGGAAAAAGAGACTTCTAACGTATTAGAGTCTAAATGCTCAACGTCCCCGTAGACAGAAACATCAGTAGCGTCAACAACGCTAATGCCTCCGGGTTTTACTCCGAGGTTATGGATAATGGTCCATGTCGTTGAGGGTGCAGCCTGAATATGCGTAAACCTTACAGTCTTGTTTATCCAGTCAGTTCCGTTATAAACAAGGGCTTGACCGGCTGTTGGACTGGAAATATTCGTATCTTGGAGTTCGGTAAGATTTACTGCTCCAGCAATATCGAAATACTCTTCAGGCCAACCCTCTTGGGTTTTCGGCCCATAAAGCCGACCGTTGACTGAATCAAGCCAATAGTCGCCAACTGCACCCGTTTCTGGATCGGGGTCACCATTACCATTGTGGATTTGAGAGCCTGCTGCACCTTGCGCCCCAACTAAAGCGACAGCAATCTGATTTGGGTCTTCCTGAGAAACTGTAACGGTGTGCCGGAGTTCTTCTACTGTCACAGAGTTAGGGCCGACTTGATAAACCTCAACTGTGACATCGCTCATCTGGTCACCTCTGGGTCAAGTTCAAACTTGCCCTTCAGGAGCCTCGTGACAATGCCGCCACCAGAGATGATCTCTAGGTCATATACGCCCGACCGGGAAATGGCTGAAGTATCGGCAGCGGAAATTTCAAGATCAACTGTCCCCTGATCGCCGCCAAGGGTGATTCTTCCATTTTCGGTAGTGAGGGATATCAATACCGTTGTTGAGTCAATGTCTCGGCGTACCTGCATACGAGCGGTGTATCCGGTTAAATCTAAAGCGTCACCGTTGGAGTCTGTTGCTGTAATTGAACGCTGGAACGTGACACCTTGCTCGCAGATGAAATTGTAGATACCAGCGGCCATAATGCACACTCCTCAAACCCGTAATGGTAAAGCAGGTCTCCCATTTTGGTGAGTAAATAACTTGCTCAATCGTTTATCTGCAAGGTTTTGTGGGGGTGGCTTGCGCCGCCCCCATCGCAAAACCAAGTCAGATTCTTTGAATCAGACGGAATCGCTTGCTTCGGTTTCAGTTACAACATTACCACTAAAGAACGAAGCGATTGTTGGATCACCGATTTTGGATGAAATAAATGCAAGCAGCACGACGATTGCTGGCATTAGGATGATCACGAGTTCGGCATCCATCCCCCACTTGATTAGAAGGTAGGAGATTGCTGAAGCAACAACGCTCTTACCGGCCTGATCAACTGCTTGGCTTTTAATTGAAGGATTCATGTCTCAGTCTTCCTTTTCTTCTCCGAGTGGCACGGCTTGGATCATTTCTGTTGCAACTTGCAACATACCAAGAGCGTGCCATGGAGTCATTGTATCCGATGTAATGAGCCGCAGGTCCATACCGTCTTCGGTCATTAGTTCGACTGTGATTATGTAATTAGCGACAAGGCCATCTTTGATGACCTCTCCAACCATTTTTTCAAAGGGGCTTTCAGTCGCCATTGGTGAGACCCCGTTCCAAGCGGGTAACGCAGGTCCGAAGTTTCTCAACTTCAAGTTGCAGTTTGTCGTTTCTTTCTTCACAATCATCCATTGCTTTACGCATACTCTGAATCTCATTCTTAAGACGAGAAATTTCAGAATTCAAAGCAAGCACAATCTCTTTATACCCCTCTAAAACAGTTTGGATTTCAGCGATATTATTCTCATCCCTTTTTCCACGAAAAGTAAAAAAAGCAGTAATTACAGCAACAGTAAGAGCAACACCACCACTAATCAGAGTTGTTTCCATGTCAAATCTCCCTGACATCTGCCCTAGACGCGATCACATCCCAAACACCGATTGACAGAAAAGCGCAAAATACAAATGCGCTCGTCACGGTGAATGGCTCATCTAGCAGAATAAGAATTGACGAAGATGCCCAAAATACAGACGAAAGCCATAAAGCAACTGGATAAGCCTTTTTAGGCCGATTCCAAAACTTTAAAACAAGAAAAATGCAAACCGCTGCCGGAACAGCCAAAGGAATACCAGCAGCCCCACCGATATAAAGCACAAAGGCAAGACCAACAGCACACTTAAGGGCTGTCAATCTAAGTAAAGAACTCAAAGTCCTTTGCTGCACAGCCACCAAAAAAGGCTGTTGATTACCTGTGGAAGACATGAGGACAAGGGTACAAACAAAAGTTTACTTATGGGATGAACTAGCCCGAATGATACAGATAAAGCGTTCCACCCGTGTTGCCAAAGCCATCTGAAAATTCGGCTCCACGGAATCCTCCGTAATACAAAGAGTGGGGTAAAAATCCGACATTCTCAGTTTCCCCTGTGTATAACTGAATCGAAGAAGCCACAGCACCAGAAACCACCGTGGAGTTCATAATCGCACTTGCCCAAGATGTCGGAATTGATGAAAAAGTTCCTGTGTTCTTAGCAAGAAGATCAGTAATGACACCGCCAGTCAGTCGATGAGTATACGGAGCAATATTGCTAAAAACGTCACCACCAGTTGATCTACTCAAATGAATGGCAGCACCAATAGGATCATCAATCCCAGCATCAGTTCTTGAAATGAGCATAAAAGATGACGAAATGTTCAGCCCTGTACGTCGCCTCGTATCGTAAAAGAACGTTCCAAACGATTGGCCAATACCAAATAGCGACGTATAACCCTGATATGCAGTTCCGCTCGCCCATTCCCCAAACCCTGAAGAGTAATTGTAGGTGTAACCCGGATTAACCCTATAAGGACTCGTCAAATAGCCTCTGACCACCGAACTGTTTTGACCGGTAGAAGAAATTACCGTTGAGGTTCCAGCATTCCCACGATTGTCATAAGGGGTGACTCGGTAATAGTGAATTGCACTTGCTTGATTGAACCCATGGTCATAATAATTGACAAGGCTTACACTCGTATCAATAAACTGATGATAACTATTGGGAGAACCGGCATATGTGCCAATCGTTGAATAGGCACCAGCCCCAACAGCCCGTTCAAGAACCGAGTAACTGAAATCTGAAACATTCGGTTGATACCAAGAAACATAGCAACGAGGACCAAAGGAGTTGTTCCATTTGGCCTGCCCGCCAGTTACGGCAGAAGGGCCAGTGGAATCATAAGTGTAGAATTCTCGCCAAGTTGTGCCATCGTGAACGTAGCCACTGCTTGCCCTACGCCAAGTTCCAGCAACATTGACCCGAATGTCTTTGGTTATTTTCCACGAAGAACCATTGTGAATATGAAGTTCACCCATCGGAAAGTCCTATCAGACGTATTGGAGCCAAATGTCGCCAGCACTTCCACCTGTCGGTGAGGCGGTTGAGTATTTAATTGCACCGCCAGCGCCAAGCGTGGTTGCGTTGTAGTAAATGCCAGTGTCGATCTTTGTGTAATCAACGGCATCGTTGGCAAGTTGTGTCGTGTCAACGCTTCCGTTAACAATCTTGAGATTTCCTGAACCGTTATGTTCAATGGTTGTGCCATCGACTTTTACGGACAGAACGCCAGTAGCGAAGCCGATGCCGGTTCCGGCAATTCCTGAGTTAAGTTTTGCTGCTGTCACTCCAGAGTCTTTGAGTCGGAGTGAGTCCGAGTCTATTTCGATGGTTGAATTGTCTACATTGACTGAGAGAACGCCAGTGGAGCCATTTCTAACTAATCCGTCTCCGGCGAGCGCCGAACCAATTTTCAGTGGCGTGACTGCACCGGTCCCAATTTTCGTTTCGGTGACTGCACCGGTTCCAATTTTTGTTTCGGTTACGGCTCCGGTGTTGATTTTTGCTTCCAAGACCCCTGAATCTTTGATTCGAAGTGTGTCGGTGTCAATCTCAAGATTCGTTCCGTCCACATTCACGGATAGAACCCCAGTAGCGAATCCGATGCCAGCCCCAGCGATACCGGAATGAAGTTTTGCAGCAGTCACATTAGCGTCAGCGATTTTAATTGTGGTTACAGCACCAGTGCCAATTTTTGTTTCGGTTACTGCTCCACTTGCAAGGGAGGCTTCAGAGACCGCGCCAGCAGCGAACTTGTCTGCCGTAATGGTTGCCGCAGCAATTTTTGCTCCTGTTACCTGAAGTGCCCCAATTTTGGCTGTGGTGATCCCGCCATCTTTAAGTTGGAGCGCATCAGAGTTGATTTCAAGGGTTGATCCGTCCACGTTGACAGCAAGAACGCCAGTAGAACCGTTTCTGTCTAATCCGTCCCCAGCAAGGGCCGAACCAATTTTAAGTGGCGTAACAGCACCAGTCCCAATTTTCGTTTCGGTGACAGCAGCGGTTCCGATTCTGGTTTCAGTGACAGCACCGGTCCCAATTTTTGCTTCGACTACAGCCCCCGTACCGAGTGCAGTGGCATTGACAACACCAGCAGCGAACATCGCTGAGCCGTCAATTGCTCCGGGGCCGATTTCATGCACATGATCAGAAAGAGCAACGGTTAATGCGGTGCCTTCAAGATTTGAAGTTCCAATTGCAATTGGCGCTGCTGAATCTGGAACACCATGAGCGTGATCAGCGAGAGCATATTTGATTGTCCTGACGGTTCCCGCAGTGGTGACTGCGCCCGGACTGTTTACAGTGCCAACGGGGAGGTCAGCGATGTTTGTGCTGGTGCTGTAACTGTTGAGGGTTACCCATAGGGTGCCGTTGCAAAAGTAGAGCAATTCCGTGTCGGTTGCGTAATAGAACGAACGAACAAACGAATCGTCTGTTGGGTCACCTTTACCGGCATCTAGCCCGGATCGGAAGACCGCAGCAAGGGCCTCAACTTGACGGTTGTCAGTGTCATTCTGTTCACGGTTAAATGAATCGGAGCCTGCATCCCACCTGTGGAGTGCGAATCTCTCAGTTCTAGTAACGGCCATTTTTTACTCCTTTAGGCGTACTGGTGGGTGATTACTCCACCCGCAGGGCTGGCGAAGTTGGCGAAATCAATCACTACGTCTGGACCTGTTGTTTGTGACGCAAGTGTCTCCACAACAAAACAATAATAGCATCCGGTGTCCACGAGGGCTTTTGCACTTGCTGGTGACTCTGGTCCGAAATTGCTAAGTGCTGTGGCGAAGGTGAGGGAATATCGGTCTGAAGATACTGTGATTCCGGCAGTCGAATGAGTTGCATTCAACAAAGCATTGCTGGTTCCTGCAATTGTGATGTTATTTCCGACAATAAATACAGGAATCCTGTCAACAAAGTTGATAGTCACAACACCAGTGTCAATTTCAATATTGTCAATTAAGCCATTCCAAGACTGCTTAACAACATCGACAATCTTGTTTGTGACATCACCCCGAGTGATCACATCCTCACCCGCAGTTGCAATAGTAAACGTGAAATCGTCCACAATCGTGTCAACTAAGTACCGTCCATTGACATTCACAATTGGAGAGCCATAAATCTCAACATCCTGAGCAACAGAAAAATCGTTGATGGTTGTTGTAGTGACGGTCATCGTTCCGTCAACTCTTTCAATGGTTGCTACACCGTCATACCCAACAAGAGGGATTCGTGCTGCCCTTTTTATTCCTTCAACGGTTCCGGCCCAAACCCCAGAAGCACCAGTCGAAATAAATTTCGCAAGTGCCTCATTCAAAGACAGCGGATATGCATTTGCACCTTCAACAAAAAGCCAAGCAAGGTCAGAAGCCGGATCAAAAGTTCCCCCAGAAACAGGCGATACCGTATTTGACGGATATGCATAACCAAAACGTGAAATTCTTGTTGCTGTTCCAGCAATCGTAAAAGTGAACTCCGTTGCAGTTGCCGAAGCAGCAACAGTTCTTGTTCCATCAAAATCTGCAATACCCGAACCGGAAATTACAACACTGTCACCAGATGATAAGCCATGCGCTCTAGCGGTAGTGACAGTTACAGTCGTAGTTCCAGACTGAGAAATTTCAGTAATAAAATATGTCTGCGAGTACGAAAACTCTGTTACTGAATTAACTTCAGTGATTTCGTAGTACCCGTCAAATGTTGAATCAGATGGAACAGCAACACTAATTACGTTACCAGCGGTAAGCCCATGGTTAGTGGCGCTTGTGATTGTTGCAACACCATCAGTTCGTTCTGACTGTGAAATCGTGACAGTGGGTCCAAGTGGGGCAAGATTTAACGTGTCGTCCCATGCGTCCCACGTTAATGCCTGTTGCTCAAGATAAAACCATGAGGTCGTGTTGTCGCTTCCATCGGTGATTCCACGACGATTTGTTCCGGTAATGCTTGCCAGCCACCAAAGCCATTCCGGTTGAATTGCGTTATTGGGGAACCCACGAGGGTCTACAAGAATTGAGGTTGCTTCAGGTTTTGTTGGATCGCCAACATCGTAATATCCGAAGTCAGTGATGTATTCAAGAATTGTGTGAAGGTCAGCGTCAGCAACATCAGCAAATGTGAGAAGGGGGTACTTGGGATTTGTCTGCTTTTCGTCTTCAATGAGGATGTATTCAGGAATCCATCGCATCATTTTTTGAATTAATTCTTCTTGAGTTGGGAGTGCATATTCAATAAATACGCAACTGTCTACCCAGATACGCTTGTCATCTGTAGATGTGTCAATGGATTCAAGTTCGATGAATATTGCTGCGGACCTAGCGTCCTCTGGCGTAATGAATTGAAGTGAAACGAGAGTCCATTCGCCGTATCCAATCTTTTTAGTGATGAAGTAATCAAACGATGTAACTGGGTCTGTTAATGGTAATGCCGACCCAAAAGCGTCGTACATTTGAACACCAAATGTGAACTCTCTCCCCGGCGTAAAATGATGAACCCAAGCAAACGCTCGATATTCGACATTTTCTTCTACTGACGTGGAGGTTGAATTCTCCCCTGAGTAGACAGTCATTGTTCCACCGTTAGAACCGGTGTAGGTTGCTTGCATTGACGCAGGTGGAGTGAGGTAGCGGCGAGTTGTTCGCGCGAGGGCTACATCGACTCCGGTCCAATTTCCGACACCACTTGCAGCAGCAGAAGTGAAGTTCCCAGTATTTTCATCTAGCAGGTTCAGGACGTGCATTATTACCCCACTACCGCAGTGACGGTATGAGTTCCGCTGACGATCAAAGGTGCTGGATCGTCAATAACGACATTTCCAGATGCATCAACTTTCACAAAAGCGATTACGTCACCACCTGAAGAGGAGGCATTCGCAGCAGTTTGAGGGAACGTGAACGTTGATCCACTTGCCGTCGAAGCCTCAACTAAACCGGCTGTGTTGAATGAAGTGTTGGTCACTCCATCAACCTTGATGTAAAGTTTTTCCCCAACACCGATTGTCACACCATGCGCTGCCGACGTTGTGATGGTTACAACATTCGATGTGCGGGAAATTGATGAAATCGCAAATTTGTTGTAGGTGGATTCATCGGGAACATAAACATCCGTAGGTAGAAGTTCTACGGATTGCACATAATCAACTGCCATGTTGTTCACAACGGAGTCTTCAATCGTTGCGTTTCTAAGTTGATAGATCACTTCATTTGAACGAAGCGTTGTGTCCCAATCCCAAGTATTTGGTGAGATATATGAATTCAGGACAGATTCGCAAGCATTTTGAACTTGTGTTGTCGTGTAACCCTCAACACCTTTAACAGTCACTGTTGCTTCGATGGTTACAAACGCTGGGTCAACTACAACTGGATTCAATGCAGCGTGCACTCTTGTGCTTACACCATCGAATACTTCGTCCTTTACGCCATAACCAACATCGTCAACCGTAAGTGTTCCATCACCAGTGCCGGAAAGCAGATTTGTTTCTTCGGCATCAATTGGTGCAACAGCAATCATTACGTTTGCGCTGAGGTTTCCGGTTCGCGTTTCATCTGAACCGCTTACGGCTTTTACTCTGTAAACCTCAGGGTAACTTCCGCTTTCAGCGATGTATTGCTGAATGTGCGTTGGGGTTGTAAGACTTGCTGACAACCTAGAAAGAGTTGAACTTGCTCTTGCAAAATATTGGGAATCTGATTCGGCCAGAATGCCACCAGTGAGTGTGGTTTCAAGAAACACATTTGCCACTTGGCTAATTACTGAAAGAAGCCGCAGTTCGGTATTTGGAAGAAGACCATTGAAATCTTCTGTGATTTCGGTGCTTCGGACTGGCGGAAATCCAGTTGCGGGCACTGTCACATCTGGAGTTAGGGTTCCAACGGTGCCTGTTGCCACGCCTCCGGTGGTGTCATCTATGGTCAGTGTTACACCGTCTGGAACGGTATCAACCGTGTAAGTTCCGTCAAATGTTCCACCAGTTGTTCCGCTTATGGTGATGGAATCGCCAGAGTTCAGCCCATGTCTAGTTGAAGTTGTAACTGTGATGGTAGTTGTTCCATCATCGTCAATTTCAGAAATCGCTTTTTCATGAGTGGCGGTGATTGCTTCAGTAGTCTCCAGAAGGAGGAAGGCTGAATCGGGATTAGCCTGATAGAACAAGCGAGTTCCAATGGGAACTGAAAAACTTGTTGTTGAATCGCCTTCAAATCTAGCAACAGCGGTTGCGCGAGTACCTGAGTTTCTTTCAACATCAAGAAGACGCAGCAGAACTTCCACAACCGCACCCGGAAGTCGATTGATCGCATAAATCGCGTCTTGAACCTCAAGGGCAACTGCTTGAAGCAGGATTGTTTCAATTGAGCCTTCTCGCGGCTGAAGTTCTGGCAATGCAACGAGGGCATAATCCAGAGCCTTTTCAAAGATTGCTTGACTTGAACTGTCAAAAAGTGTCAAGTCTACATATGAGGATACGTCAGGACTATTGGACATTATTAGTCACCTCGTAGGTGCTGGTAGAATCAAAAACCACTTCCACTGCATTCCTGCCAGTATCAGTCGTATACACAATGACATCTTGAATTTCGACTTCTGGGTAATACAGTGCCATACCTGAGACAATTTCACCCGCATCCACCCTGTAAAGGGTTGGATCAGTGATCCCAAAAGCCGGTGCCAAGGGGAGTTCCCCGATCCTCGTTCGAACCAGTTGAGAGATTTTTTGAGCGTGGTCGGCTTCTGAGCCTTGAACGACTTTTACAGCCGTACCATCTTCTTTTAATCTAAATGGGAACGCAAGGATGTCCATGATCTCATTCTTCCATAACTCGGCAAGGCTCTAAGGCCAGTTCAGATTTTGATGATGTAGTTGAGGACAATGTAGGGCTGCAAAACATTCATCTTTGTAGCAGTGGTGGTGTTATTGCCATTTGTGATGCCAACCGTAGCCGTGGAATTCGGGCCATCCGTATATCCGTATACCCCGGTCCAGTGGTTGATATTGTACGAAAAAGAGTTGTTGTTCATGCCGTACAGATTGTAAGCGCCAGATGTTGTCGGGCCGCGACCGCCAACCCGAGGGTTCTGAGAGTTATACCAAAGTGAACCCGCATCATTATTGACAGCCCCAGCAGCCGCCTGAAGTGTCCCTTCAGTGTGAGTGTGATTTGAAGTTGCCACACCAGCATTATTGAGGGTGTTGGCGTGAGTGTGGGTGGGAAGTTCATTTGCTGTGATTTGATGCGTTTCTTCACCGCCAGCAGTACCAAGAGCATTGGTCATTGAAACGCGATTAGCGTCAGTTCCACCCATGTTGTCGATGGCCAAAGCCACACGACCCCTAAGGTCAGGAATGCCAAATGTTGTTGTGCCATTGCCACCATAAGTTGTACCAATCGCCGCATGAAGGTTGGGGTAACTAGCGATCAACTCCGTCTGCCCGTAACACAAAAGCCATCCCGATGGAGCGGTTGAACCTGCATACGGAACGAGCATTCCGGGTGGGGCGTACCAAGACCCAAGTTGTCCATTGAGGTACTGGGCATTGAGATTATTTACCTGTGTTGTGGAACTAACCGTAAGCGGGGCCGTACCAGTCGTTTGAGTGAGGGTCAGACTGGAGAAACTTGGTGTTGCCGATGTAGCAACGCTTTGATCAATAGCCACAGTAAGAGTTGCACCGGGAGCAGGCGTTCCAGTTACAGTCACACCCGTACCAGAACTGATACTGGAAACATAGTTTGCTGGATTGATCAGATTTGACCAGTCAACTTTTGCATCAACTTCACCCTTAGTGCCCGAAAAGACTTCGGAAGTATTGGTAGCGTCAGTTACAAAAGTGAACTTGCCCGTCGAATCGTCAAAACCGAAAAAACCGAGTTTCGCGGCTGTTCCATTGTGATAACGGAACTCAATACCACGATCTTTGTTGTCATCGACTGTTGGCGCTGTATCTCCACCAAGAGTAAAAATTGGATCATCAATTGTTACGGTTGTTGAGTTTACGGTTGTTGTAGTTCCGTTTACAATCAAGTTTCCAGTAACGTTCAGATTACCGGGAACGGTCATAGGGCTTGGCAAAGAAAGCGTTACCGCTGCACCCTCAACACCAGACCCGCTTACTGAAATTTGGTTTGCCGTTCCGGCAACGGTCGCAACGTAATTGCCGACCGTATCGCTCAGCAAGTCGATTGGGTCGTTGATCCAAAGCGTTCCGTTGTATCGAAGGACATCGCCGGACGTTGGGCTAATAATTGAAACGTCATGCATTTCATCAAGTTCATAGCCGTTTTGCGCTTTTACATAAACAATTCCGTTGGCATTACAACGAACAGCGACACCAATGAAAACAAGATGTTTCGGTGAAGAAGGCTTTGTTTTAGTAAAAGCACCATTAGTTCCAAGCCAAAGTTGATCACCCGGCGAATAACCGCTACTCAAGTTGATTCCATCAACATAACCAAGAGTAATAATCGGCCCATTTCCATTTACCGCAATAGGAGCACCAACAACACCAACAGTTTTTGATGAAGTGGACTCCAAAGAATTATCTGCCCTTTTTACAGTTGCATGATCCCCAGTAGCACCAAACAAATAAACACAGGTTCCAGTAGGCAAAGTAACCGTATCAACATTGCGGGCATAGGTAACTACAGAAGAGTAAGCGTTCTGCCAGTTCGTCCCATTGAACTCCAGTGTTTGAAATTCCTCTGGATCAGTAATGACCACATCATTTAAATCATCAATGCCAATGGTGTCTGGAACCCAAGAAGTTCCGTCATAACGAAGAAGATCACCAGTAACCGCACCCGAAGGATCAACATAAGCAGTTGACAATGAAGAACTCATTCGACCAAGAATGACCAAATCATTTTGCCGACCCTCTTTAAAAGTAACAAACACCCGTTCGCCAACTTGAGGTGCAGTCGTGAAATCCCCGTCAGCGAACTCAACATTTGGAAACACCGCAGTTCCCGTCAAACGAGGAACAGCAACCTCCAAGCGTCTCCCATCGACACCCTTAATGATCCCAAAATAAACACCATTGGGTTGAAACTTTGCCGATGCTGACTTAAAAGGGTTAGTTTGCCTATTCACAGTAAATCCTATGATCCAGTAATATTGGCGAAACCGCCGCCACTAAGGTTAATTCTATTACGAAGGTCTTCTGCCTTTGCGGGATCGTCTGGTTCTTGTGGCGTTGAAGCAGAAATGGAAACAGCATTGTCCGTTCCCTCCTGCCACCGAACCTCATTCACAAGGTAGTAGCCAAAAAAATCATTGATGTCCACAATTTGAATTGTCATTCCCGGTCGAAGATTGCGGCCATCCTCGTTATTGAGTTGAAAATTCACAGTCGCAGCATTGTAGTCGTCATCTGATCGACGGCAATTGGGAACTTCTAGGGCTTTGTACCCAAAGTCTCCATCCCAGCGAGATGTCTGGTTTGCGGCATAAACAAACAGGTTCCACTCGGCCCACCCAATTTGATAAGGGTCTACCGGTAAACCGAAAAATGCTTGAACTGCCCCAACATAGTAAGCGACAGTGAAGTTGTAAACACCATCAAGTGCAAGACTTGCTCCAAGTCGATCCCTCATCACGCGTTGAATAAACACAACATAAGGGTTTCCTGACGCGCCACCGGGCCAACCATCGCCAAATCGAAGTGTTGGTCTCCCAAGAGGAAGTGGAATCGGTGTCATTTTGATGACTTTTCCGGGTTCAGTGAACCATCGGATGGGTGTTGAAAGGAAGCCCGGATTTGTCCCCTCTCCGACTACCGCATACTTCCCGAGAAGGAACTGTTGAGACGTGAAAAAAAGACGATTATCTGTTTCAAAAAAAACGAATTGGTTTTGACTGGCAAGTCCCTGAATAACGTCCCAAACAGATTGCTCAGCAGCATCATTTGATACCTGTGAAACATTCTGCTGATCCCCAGAGTCCTCACCAAAAAAACGCATACCCCTCAAAAGGGCGTTGTAACCGGCATAAAGTGTCGCGTTTCCACCGGTAAAAAGATTTCTTCCTTTTTCCCTTTTCATCTCTTGGCAGGGTTTGCTTCGACACTCAAGAATTACTTCTTCACCACCGCTACCCTGCCTAATTTCACAAACAGAAATCTCAAAAGTCATCCCAAGATAAACAATCCACCTGCGTACCTGAAGAATGTTTTTACTTTGAATCACCAAGCCGGGATCAGAGACAACAATAGAAAGTTGACTCACACCACTCATAGAAAGACTCACGTCCATACTCTGAATGAATGGACCCAAATCAAAGAATGCAGTGCCAAACCATCCTTCAGACGGCGGATCAGATGGACCAAGAATGACAATATCTTTAATTGGTTCAGACATTAGATAAACCTACCGTGGAATCTTTGACCAAACCTCACGGCTTCCGGTTTCTGTACGCATACTTCCACCTTCACCAGACTGACGGACCGTGAGTGGAACATCTTTAATCGCAATCATTCCGGGGATGCGATATTTAGATGCATCGTCATCGGGAAGACCGGTCAAAGTAAATGACGCTTGAGCCAAAGTGACCTGCTGCTGTGGGTTCATCCTTACAGTGCTTATGTCAAGACCAGAAATAACCCATTGCTGTGATCGAATAAACGGCCCAGCCCCAGCAAGAGTGTAGGACATACGAAGCCTCGCAATCACCTTTAATAGATTCAACTGATCCTCACAAGATGACGTTCCAAGACCGTCAGGGTTTCCAATAAGAGCACTGAAATCAACTTTCAAAAGATTTGAACTTTGACGAAAAACCAATGGCTCTCTGTTCGGACGGGCAAGTTCCTGATAATTGTCAGACAAACCAGAAAACTGAAACTGTGATGGAGTGACAGCAAAGCGAAAAATTGGAATCAGATAAGGGATATTAGGAGGCCAAACGATGGGCGTTGTTCCTCGTAAAGTGATCTCACCAAGGTTTGAGTCCTTAGTTGAATACCCTCTGTTCACATCTGATGAAGCAGCAGAAAAAACACGACTCAAATTATCCTGATTTGAAAAAGCAAAAGAATTCGTGTTACCGAAAGAGGTTGAAACAATCCGTGCAATAGCCATTATGATCGCTCCCTATTTGTACGTTCACGACGATCAATCTCATCAATGACTTTGCGTGCAACGACATCTGCCGGATCGGAACCACCGTTTACGTTGATTGTGTAGTTGTTGGTCATGCTTCCACCAGCGGATGACATCGCACTAAGCATTGCCGGTGTTGTTGTATCACCCATTGGCGGAACAACGTGGAGATGACGAGAGCCAGCCGAGCCGTGGAACTCAGCAAATCCGCCAGCGCCGTTGACTGCTCCTGCGTACTGGCCGAGATTGTCGCCAGTCAGATCGTAAGCGTTTCCAGTGAGATGGTCTGATGATGGTGAACCTAGACCAAAGTTGCGGACACCGGATGTGATTGTTCGGTTGCCGGGAACGAGTGAGGAGAAAGCCATATGCTTTCCGAGTGTTCCCTTCCAGCGTGATGAGGTTGTGTCTCCGGTACGGCTACGACGAGGTGAGCGAGTATCACCCCCACTGTCTTGACCTTCAACTTGAAGAACAACACCATTGAGTCTTTCAATCATTTGTGCAGTTCCCTGATTGAAACCGTTCACAATGGCAAGGGTTTGAAAGGCTCCCGAGTCTTGCATTCCGGCAAGAATCATTGATTTGATTTGTGCTGAAGAATCTGGAGTGATCTCAATTCCACTTGAAGAAAGCAGTTGTTCAATTTGACCAACCCGCTGATTAATTACGTTTTGCTGATCAGCCTCAGAAAGACCCCTAAATGCTTCTGTGTTCAGAGCAGCAACAGCGGTATCGACCATGCCCTGTAGGCTCTTCACCATTGCTGGGTCTTCCTGAAGTCGCAAAGTCAAACTTGATACTGCCGCGTTCAGATTAGATATGAGTCCACCCGAACCGGTTACTTGTCCCTCAAGGAATGCAATGACAGCAGGATCGGCACCTTGCGCTTTAGCGGCAACCAACTGGTTGTTAAGCAGTGTCGTGATTCGATCAACGTAAGTCCTGAAACTTTCCTGTTGATCTGCTGGCTTATTGGCGGCATCAATACGTTCTTGGAACTTGGTGTCCATAAAGGCTTCAAGGAATTCACCACCGGCTGTCATTACCTCTTTGTTGCCAGCACCAAAAAGATTAAAGAAAGATTCTCCAGCAGCCTCATAACGGCTTTGTTTTTCAAGTGCTTCAAGTTCGCTGCGTATTGGTTGAAGCACTCGGCTCATTGTTCGTTGAGCGGCAACAGCACGACTCGCAGCATCGTCAATGACTTTGCCTTGCTCATCAAGAGAGAAGCCAAGGTTAGTAACAGCCTCGTCTAATGTGATGAGGTCTTTAACAAGGTTTTTGCCAAACTTGTCAGCCACTTTTTGCGCTTGTTCTTCCGTCATCCCGAGAGCAGAAAATAGGTCGTTGTTTGATCTCACAAAAGTCCTTGATGCCAACTCAAGATCATCAACACTGATCTCCATTTCGTCAGCAAATGCCTTTAACTGGGCATCCGTCATATCGTCAAGACCCTTCTTGACGGTATCGTAAGCCTTGTCAGCCTCAATCATTGAGTTGATAAGTTTTTTCTGCTCTTCGGTTAGAGTGTTTGTGTTTTCAGCCAAATACTTTTGCATATCCGCAGCACGCTTAAACGCGTCACCTTCATCGAATCTGGTCTGAGCACCGAAACCGTAAATATCTTTAAATGTGTTGTATCCCGATGTATCGTAGTCACCCGCTCTAGCCGAATCGGAAAGGCTTTGCCTCAACTGCGAATGAATTTGACCACGAAGGTCTTTAGCGACCTGAGCATCCAAAACTTCAGTTTGACGCGCAGTCATCTTGTCAATTCGGGTTCTGATTGTTCTTTGATTAAGGGTGTTCAACCCACCAAAAGCCTCTTGACGTGCTCGTTCTCGTGCAGCCTTCTTTTCTTCTTCTTGGGCTTGACGAGCACCCATTACACCCATCACGCCACCAGCAGCGAGACCTAAGCCACCACCAATTGCTGCACCGACTGGACCACCAACCATCATGCCAATACCGGCACCCATGCCACCCATGGAAAGGGCTTGACCGATACCCTGCATGGTTGTATCAGTTTTTTTTGCCCCACTACTGATCAACCCGCCAACTACGGTCCCAGCAACCATAGCGCCACCAATACCAGCACTCTTTGCGTATTCAGCAATGCCTTTACCTGCCCCCCTGCCAAATGTAACAGCCTCTTTTAGAGCATTCTTTCTATTGTCTCCCGTTGCCCGAGCCAAAGCGTAGGTTCCAAGAAACGAAGATTTACCCGATTGAATATCGGCTTGGGCTTTACGGTCAAGAAACGAACCTCCCTGCCCCCCCATTGCAGCCAACATCCCTACTGGACCACCACCACCGGGGAGTTTGCGAAAAAGGCGATTCCCAAGAAACCCGCTAACAAGGAGAGTTGAAATCAGTGGGTTGGAGGCAATTTTTCCGATAATGGTGAGAATCTGCAAAAGAGCAGAAACCACAGGAGCGAGTGCTTTTCTAAAATTGTTGAAACCGGTGATGATTCCACGCAATCCTTCAAAAATGCCTTTGATTTGATCGCCAAAGTTTTTACTACTACCAGCGGTGTCGTTGATTGTGTCGTTGAATCCAGCGATGGCGTGTTCGATTGTTTTCCAAATTTCAACACCAAGCGGTTTAAGAATATTTTCAAAAAGGGTGTCCCAGCCGCTTGTCATGCGGCGAAGCCAGTCTCCAAGGTTTCCGAATACGGAACGGAACCCACCCCAAAAACCTTTAAACCCAGTCATAAATTCGTGAATTTTAGGAAGCGATTGATTGATTTTGAGACTCAAGTATTCAAAAAACTTGGTCATCGATCCGCCAGCACCACCTTCCACATTTGGAAAAAGTTGTTCAAAGGCTTTACGGACTGCTGGTTGAATTGAAGTTATGAAGAATCGAAGTTTTCTTTCAAACCCACCAAGCGGACCCTTTACGAGATCAACTAGAGGTGCGCCAAGAGTCGTGAGTTGTTCCTTAACTACACGAAGAGAACCCTTGAATCGACCAATGAGCGTGTCGTTGACCCGATCAAGAGCGTCATTAAATGGGGCAAGTGAATCAATTTCGCCACGACGGAGAGCGCCAAAGAAATCCTCAAAACCCATGCCGCTTGCTTTGATTGCATCGGCAAGTTGAGGGGCATCTTCAGCGATGGTTTTGATTGTGTCATCAGTGAACTTTCCCTCTTTCCTCGCACTCATGAATGCTTGAGTTAGTGAGGAGAGGGCTTTATCTGGATCGGAAGCAACAACAGCGAAATTGCCAAGGGTTCCCATCATGGATTTTAGTGTTGCGTCCGCCTGAAAACCGGCTTTGTATGTTGCTCCAATGGACCCAGTTAGGGTTGCATCTTTAAAAATGCCAAGATTTCGGTCTCCCATAATGGCTGAAACATTGCTTGCCATATTGCTTGAACCAGTTAGTGGCTCTTTTGCCATTCGTGCAAGCGGCACCATTTTGGCATTGTTGAGTTCTCGCATTGCAGCCAATACGCCACCTAATGCACCCACAGCCAAACCGGCGACAGCGGCAAGACCAGTCAGAGATGCACTGAATGCTTTTGAAGTTAGTTCGCCAGCAACGAGGGCGAGTTTCAAGGTGCCTAGAACTGCGGCCATTACACCGAATTCGATACCAGCAAACATGGCGAATTTTGCCAAACGTCCAAAAACTGTTCCAAGGACTTTTGCCGAACTTCCAACAGTTCGAAGGCTCCGGGTCGCTAGTCGCGACTTTTTGTCATTGTCGCCAAGTTTGTCGTTGGTTTCACCGAGAGTGTCATTCAGTTTGTCGGCTGAATTTGTTACACCGTCAATATCTCCGCCAAGACCATCAAATGATTTACCTGTCCGTCCACCGATTGCGTCAAGACGACGTAGACGCTGCTCCAGAGCAGTTAGGCGTGCGCGAGCATTGGCATCATCTACATCTATGTTAATAACAACGTCAGCCATCGCTCACACTCCACATAGCAGATGAGCGGGGGCTAACGCCCCTGCTTCATCTGTTTTGCCTGCTCTTCACGATCACGCGATATGACTTTACCACAGGCCATACGAATGGCGAATGTGGCTTCATCGCAATCAAGCAGTTTTATGGGGTCTGTTCCGAAAAGTTCACCGAGACGAGCAGCACTCTTGATTATTGGGTGCTGCGAAAATTCCTCTACGGTGTCTTCGTAGGGTCCACAGGCTCCAAATCGTCGTTGTATCCGGCAGCATCCAATACTGCAAGTGCTGCGGACTCAACGTGAGGATCAAGGCCATAGACATTTCGCACACAGTCAAAGACTCGTGCAGCATCAACCATCTGCATGATTGACTCATGACTGAATGTGACGGTTTCGCCGTTCTCAGTAACCTCAGCACCGTTCAAGAAAAAACCGGTGCAGGTGTTTGCCAGAACGTGGCAAGAGAACCGGACTGAATCAAGGCCGTCTTTACGTCCATCACCTGAACTGCGTCGCCAAGCCTTGATCTGATGCTGAGTGATGTTCGGGCTAAACCGAATAGTCATTCCCGGTCGTTCGGGGACATCAATCAGAACATCGTCACGCTTTACGGACTTTGACAACGTTTCCCGCAACTGAGCAAGAATTGTTGGCTCATCCGATGCCGTTACAATGTCCTTAACGGATTGCTCAGAGACGCTTCCGACAACAATGTCTTCGGGTCCACCGTCATCCACACCAAACGTGAATTCGTTCATGTTTTTCTATACCTTCAGGTTGAAATTGAAATAGTAGCCAAACGGCAAAGGGCGCTCCCGAAGGAGCGCCCAAAGCATACAACATTTTTCTGACTAATGTCAGGATGTGGCGGTTACGTCCTCACATGAGAATGTGAGAGAGAACGTTGCCGGACCACCGGAAGACGAGTCACCTTCAGGTTCAGTGATGTTTACAAGAATCGTATTTGGATAAACACGAGTCCGTCCCTGAATGATCTGGAGGTCAGCGTCAAGGGTGAATACTGCTACATCGTAGCGAGCCTTACCGACGAGCGGTCGGGCTGCATTGATGAGAGTACCGTCAATGGCCGGATCGTAGTGACGGGTTACCGTCAGATCGCCAACTTCGATTGGAGCAGGAAGAACGCTGGGGGTCGAAGAACCACCGTCGTAAACCTTTTCCACAGAAGCCTGAACTTCGCCACCAGAAATCTGAGCGAAGTATTGGCGACCATTTGTCGTGAAATCAGGCGGCGTGGTGGTCGTGTTCGGCTGGTTGGCGCTAGGGCGCACCGCCGCCACGATTTGCCGCTGGGAAACTTTTGCCATCTTTGTTACCCCTTATCAGACGGTGGCGTTCAGTGCGGACTTGGTGATGGAGATGTTGATTTGGTCAGCGACCGGGGAAACCCGAGCACCAACATCAGCAGCCACAACACCATTTGCAAGTGAGGCTGTCGGATTGTTTACCGACGATGCATCAACCGAGTAGCCGGGATCAACCTGCTGCCCGTTTGCGTCATACCCCTCATACACACCGCCAGCAGCACGGATCGGGTCCATGATGCCGGTGAGGATTGCCTCAATTTGACCAAACAGATTTCCGCGACCGTCAATGGGTCGGAAAACCAGCGGTTCAAGGGCAATTTCACACTGACCGGTGATGTAGTTGAGGGTGTCACGGTAGGTGATGAAACGCCAGTTGGTTTCATCAGCCGATACCGACCGAGCGCCGTAAACCTGAACGGAACCGTTGATGACTCGGAGTGCATTGATCCGAGCACTATCAAGCGAATCGCCAAGGGTCTTGTTCACTTGCTCGTAGAGTCCAGTGACATAGCGGGCGGCGCTTACATTTCCAGCACCCGGTTGCCATGCACCCTCGTCGCGATGAGCACGAGAGCGAGCAGCAGCGACATAACCCTCTGGGGAGATGTCACGAGTGCCACCGTAACCGTCAGGAACCTTCACTGAAGGCCAGTAGAAGGCCATGTAGGAACCATCGGTCTTGGTTGCAGCAGTGGTGCCGTAGTAATCATCGGCTGCGGCAATTGCTGTAGCGGAACTGGCAGCAATCGCAAATCCGCAAAGTGCGATTCGGCGGTTGGCCTTTGCGTGTGCAAGAAGACCATCGTAAATGGTTGAGTTGGCAGAGCCGGGGATCGCAACAGCGCCGGGACCGAGGTCGTAATCAAACAGATCAAGACCAGTTACTCGGTTAGCGTCGGTTGGGCTTCCGGCAGCACCAGAGGTGAACAGGTAAGCGTCACCGCTGTTGTCATCAGGAAGTTCAACAGATGCACCCGCCGTGGCGGTTACGAATTCGGCAAGAGCAGCACTTGCGTTGATTTCTTCAACAGCAGACTGCTTTGCATACTTGGTGCTTCCGTCAGGAAGAACTTCGTCTTGATAAGGACCACCAGTGAAGATGGATTCTTGCTGGTAAGTGATTTCAACACTGAAAGTCGATGCAGTCGCAGTGATGAAAGCCTCAAGGCCATGCTTTTCGGGGGACACTGCCGAGTTGGCCCAAGTTCCAGCATTTGCAGCAGTCAGGGTCATTACCGTTCCCGGCGTTGCCTCAGCGTCTTGAATGACAACCGAAGCCTTTACAGGGCTTGCAGCAACAACACGAGAAACGTAGCAACGGGTGCCACCTTCCTCAAAAAATGTCTTTACCTGATCGTGCAGTGAGAAACTGGACGAGTAGGTGCCATAAATGGCTTCGAACTGGTTCACTCCGAGTACCAAGCGTGCCTCGTCAATCGGCCCACGTTCGGCGGTGCCGACAATGAACAGCGTTGACGCAGGTGCGACATTAGCCCCAGTGGGACCAACGCGTACTCCGGTCGAAACGTTAATACCGGGCATCAGGACTCCTTCACCTGCGTAGAGGTCTTCTTACGAGTTCGGGGGGCAGGCTTTGCTTCTTCTGGTGTTTCTTCTTGTGACTCTTCGCCCACCTCTGTCGCTTCTTCTTCAGCGACTTCTGGTTCTGGCTCGGAGACCTCTTCTTCCACCTGAATTGGCTCTACCTCTGGGGCTGCTTCTTCGACAACTCCAGTAGATGAAAGTACCACAAGGAACCCGTTTTCAATAGCAAATGCCGCGATCGGGTCATTTGTATCGACTTCGGCCTGTCCCAAGGGTGCAAGTTCTTGGCCGGACTCATCAAAAATGACGATTCGGTTGATCTGATTAAAAACTGTGATCTTTCCCATACCCTCTCAACTTTACGCTAAATCTTCCCAAGTCAGGGGAACTGTATTGATCTCAAATTCAGTAACGTCGCCGTTCTTGGTTCTGAGGATTTGTTCATTGAGCGAAAACTCGTATGCCAGATAGGCACCGGCTATCACTCGGTCGCCCTTTGCGTATGAAAGGTCGCTGTATTCCTCTCTGAGTGTAGTCTCGTCAAGGAGTACGTCGGCATCAAGACTAGGGAAATATCCACTTTCGCTTGCTTGCATCGCTGGATGATCAAGTAATGCACTTCTGATTACTGTGGTCAAACGGTCTCTAGTCTCGGTGGTTTGTTCTGGACCTTCACCACGAACCCAAATATAAGTTCTCATATTGTAGGTCGCCCGATAGTTCGGGTCAGTCGAAAAGTTGACCATATCGGTTCTTGTAAAACCGCTGGTGTTCAACTGGACAGTAATAATAGTTGGCCATGAATCAAGACCTGCCGGTTCATAGGAAAGGTAATAGACCGGATCGGGAAGAACTTCGGAATCCATTTGCCAAGTATTACGAAAAGAAACTAGCCGACTCGGAACATCAGATGCAAGATATTCAGTTACAAACTTTTTGGCCTGCCACGGCCCTTCCATAGACATCGGTCTACCCCTAGTCCTAGATCACTTCATCAATATAGTTGTCAACCCACCGAGCCATAGTTTTTGAAAACTCAAACGGCTCAAAAACAATTGTTCTAGCGGGCATATTGCGAGTTCCGTATTGATGAAACTCTGCGTATTCAATATCAGTCCCAAACTTTGCGGACTTGCGACCCATATCGTTTGGAGCGCCCTTTAAGTTGACAAGAGAATCCATTAGGTTCCCCGTCTTGCCAACTAATTTCGCTGGCTGACCAACTTCAGGGGTCCAATTTCCGTAAGCAGCCCATTTTTTTCCAGATCGGAGTCCCCGAGTGGCGAAGTTTTCAGCGTTTGCTTGTTCAAGATAATCTTTCGCAAGTTTGAAAACTGGGCGATAATCACCCATCCGCTTCGTGATTCGACGTAAAGCGGCTCTGGCATCAGAGGTATCAACACTGATTTGAACCTTTACACCACTCACTAAATTTGCCTCCGTCGCCAACGTTTAAGTACGGCTTTATCCGCTTCAGATAAACCGACTTCACGAACAGCAACTTCCCGAGTATCCATCTGCTTCAAACCAACAACATCATCAGTGAGGTTTTGCATTTCACGAGAAGCCACTCGCAAAACGAGGAGTTTCAAGTAAGGAATCTGCTCGCCATCCAAACCAGCGGTGTAAGTGACTTCAATGTCGTCATAAGAAACGACGCTGAACATATCTAAGCCCCATTTACTTGAAGAGAAGTGTGGGCCTTCTTGAAGCGTGGTCCAACTATTCTCATTCAACCCGCGACGACGAACCAAATCAATTGACACGACTGGCGAAAAGTTTAAATGGATCACATAAGGGGGTTGAACTACGCGCTCAATGGTATCTACCGTTGAATCAAGCGTTCTGTCGTAGAAGTACGCAGTTGCCGCAACGTGAAGATAGTCCTCTGGAATTCGGTAGATTTCCGTATATTCCGTTGGTTCGATTGGTCGCCTAAGAAATGTTTCAATTTCCGACTGGACACCAGCAAGAATCAAGGTTGCATTATCTTCTTGGCGGTTACTAAACCGACCAATGTCCATGTATGTGGCGAGGTCGTCGGCATCAACGAGCATTGCCTAACCTCCCCATTTAATTGTTGCGACGACCCTGAAGTCTGTTGCCAACGGCACGAAGACCGCGAGAAAGCGCACGACGAATCCGACCCGGCCTACGGCGACCAGCGTCTGCTGGTGCTGGGGCTGGTGCTGGGGTCGGGCGTGGACGTGGGCGTGGAGTAGCCCCACCTCCGCCCCCGCCACCACCGCCGCCCGGACGTGGGGCAGCAGGAGTTGGAGTTGTATCGGGGGTTGTATCAACTGTTGGCGTTACTGAGGTCGGTCGGCGGCGTGGCCTACGACGACGCTCACGATCTCGCCTGCGTGAAGGGGGTGGCACCTGAAACACCTCCGGTGAGAGTGCGCGAATTACAAAAACGATACCACCAGATTGCTTGTTACTAGGCCATGTCAGCGATCAGCGTTTGGTGGCCGTTCAATCGTGATCTCCCCGGCAATTTGAGCATCGGGGGGTGGTGCCTCCACGGGAACCCAAGCGTTTGAGTATTTATGCTCTTTGAGTTTCCTCGTTTTAATTAAACTGCCGTCAACAAGAAGGTCAAATTCCTCATCAGTCATTCGGAGTGCTTCCTGAATGATGCTTTCATCGTATTTCTTGGAAGCGATAATCCTTTTCAGCAGACGAGACAATGGTTTTGCAATAGTTGAACCTTTTGCACGATTGAGCCGAACGTGCATAATCATCGCATCGACTTCATCACAGTCAACAAACGTAACGGGGATGATCCCCTTGTCACGCTTCACGATCCTCTTGTCCTGCGAAATAACCCACCGAGAGAACCCGTCAATAATCGTGGAATCCTCTTTCCTGACCACTATCGGCGCAATCCATCCATAATCAAGGACTGATTCAGTCAAAAGTTTCATTTCCGGTTTGAAAATGTAAGTGGTCTTCCAACTCGCTGGCTGGACGTTCTTGTAGTGGACTTCATTCATCTATTGTCATCCAATGAGTCAAGGCTGTCCGCATCAGCAAGAGCCTGAGCAGCAGCAAGTCGTTTTGCATGGGCACGAGTTTTTGGTCCAACAGGACTAACAGACGTAACTGAAAACTCATTCAAAATGAGATTCCTAATAAGCCATTCAAGTGGATAGGACCACTCGTCTGTCGCCCATTTTTTCCGATACTTGGAAGCAAAAGCCATCGCTTCAGTATGGATACCTTCCGTCAACATTGTTTCATCAATGCATCGACGCACACCGTCCCACCCATCGGCAGCGTAATCATCAATCATGGTTTCAATGTCAAATTCAGGCCAGAGGCGGCGCTGAGCATCAACATCTGGAAAACATTCAATAAGCCGGTCGTAGAACTCTGGTTCAGTCGCCACCACATCACCAATTCTCCGAATGGCAACAGAATGCAATGGAATCCCAACCCGTGAATTTGATTTGGTCATTGCTGCCAAATCGTAATACTCACAATACGGTGCACCATGTTCAACCGTGATGAACTTGAGGACATCATTAGTTGTCCAGTCGTAAATCGGCTTTGCAAATCGAAGAGGAATTGACTTTTTCAATTTGTATGGCTGAACAATGTAATTTTCATGCAGTTTCTGAACACAAGACCTATAGCGAATCATTGATTCATTCGCTCGGACACCAGTCAAGAAAGCGGTCATGCCTTTCTTTCCCTGCATTGTGTAATAGTCAACTGATTCAGGAAGTGGCTCAGAAGGATCAAGCCCAAAATCCTCAGCCCTTATTGCCCATTTTGGGAATGGCCTCACAATCCTTCCATCGGCTTCCCTCATGGGGGACCAAAGGAGAACATATTCTCTTCGACCAAGAATCCAAACCTCTTGACCCATTGGCAGGCAATACCACTCCATATCAACCCATGGTTGGTCACGGATGTATTCAACGTATTCCACGACGGTCGGACTAACCATCTCCTCGTCTCGGAAAATGACTTTTACTGGTCCAAGCCCTCGCTCCTCATGCACTTCTTTTGCCAGTAGCAAGACTGCGGTTGAGTCTTTACCGCCAGAAAACTGGACGCAGACGGTATCGAAGGTGTCGTAGACGTGACGAATTCTTTCTCGCGCTGCATCAACACACGTCATGTCTAAAAACATTCTTTGGCGTGTCATTACAACGATTCCCTGTTGAGGCGTTTTGTGAATCTTGCTTTCAGGTATGCATCGGTAATTGCAACGCTTAAGATCGGATCAACACACTTAATTACAACTTCACTATTTGCATCAGAACAAGTAACTGTCCACATTTGATTCGAATTAGAGTTGATCGTTACTTCAAAACCTGAGCCAAGAATCCACCGAAGATAGCGTTCGGCTTCAGCAATTTTGTACGTCACCGAGTATCGCCCTCCCCAGTAATCGCATCACGATTCTGACGATCAAGAAGTTTTGCGATATTTCGATGGGCAACAAAAGAAAACTTCAAATCAAGTTCGTCGGCAAGACGAGCGCAATACCAAAGAACATCACCGATCTCATCGGCAATTTGTGATCGACGTTCATAAGTGATTTCCTGCTCATCATCACGAAGAATTCGCTTAATCTTTCCAGCAACCTCACCGGCCTCAGACGCAAGCCCCAGCGATGTGTAGTAGATGTGATTAAGACCATCTTTTGGATACTGAGCCGTAATTTTGGTCAATTCTTGAT